TTATAATTACACAGGGTCGTCGCTTATGGGATGTAGCCACGAATGGGTGCTGTGATGAGTGAAGAAGACAAAGAAGAGTACATGGCAACACTATGGAAGCGCATCATGAATGAAGACACAAGCGAGATTGTAGTCGAGTGTGCTTTGCTAAATTTCGAATCTAAAATTCAACTTGGGTGGCCTGACCCACGAAAATACTGGTAAACATGAGCAGAACAGAAGCGTATGAAGAACTAATCGAAGACGAGAACAACTCGCAAGAACTAACAAGCGAAAAGCAGGTAACACAGAAGCCTGAACCAAAAGAGCGTCGATACTCCACGCAAGAAGAAAAGCTACGAAAGCTCGTCACGGAGTTCGTTGAAGCATACGAGGACTGGGAGGTTAACGCATACGGGTCGGGCAAGGTTGTGTACGCAACACGTCTCCCAAACTGGGAGGCACTCGGTCGCAAATACTATGACATTTACCTGAAAGCAAAAAAGTTTACGAAATGATTGAAGAACAAGAAGGGAGTCAGTACATCTACTTCTACACACGAGGTGGCAAGGAGTATGCCACACCATCGCTGAAGGTTGCAACTCGTCAGAGTGATGCAAACGCAGAGGTCTTTTACCAAGAAATTATTTTCCATGACTAACGAACGAGCAGTAGAAATTGTCAGCGAATCTCTCGCTGAAATAAAAAACACACCAGCTTGGGATGTTGCGTGGGTATTCCTCAACGAGGACATCGCAGAGTTTGATGCCGATGGTTTTGTTGAGCAAGAACTTTTCGAGCTACTCAAGCAGTTCCCACAGCAGTCAGCTGACTTGATTGAAGGTATGATTGACATCATTGACGACGGCAAGAAAACAGCAAAAGAGTGTATGGAAATTCAGGCGCTTAGGCTGTTCGATGTTATGGTAGCTATGTCTGTATACGCAAAGGCATATCAAGCCATTTACAAGGAGTCACAACGGTGACCCACGGGGCAACGTATGGTGTGCAGGGAGATCCTGCAACAGGTGGCCGTGAATCACCCTTGAGAAACAAAGTTGCCCTTTTCCTTGGACTTTAGAAAACTTCTTAATACATTTGCATCAATTCAATTTACTTCATATGAAGATTTACAAGCAACTCCGCGAACTACAGGCGGAACTCAAAGCGCCTAAGAATCAGCGCAACAAATTCGGTAACTACAACTACCGCTCTGCCGAGGACATCCTCGAAGCCCTCAAGCCATTAGCTGTGAAGCACGGGCTGACGTTCAGAATCAGCGACTCAATCGAGATGGTCGGCGATCGTGTGTACGTTATAGCAACGGTATCTGTCACCAACGACGAAGGAGAGCACATGGAGTCGGATGGGTTTGCTCGTGAAGAGGAGAACAAGAAGGGCATGGACGGCAGTCAGGTTACTGGCGCGGCATCATCATATGCTCGCAAGTATGCACTCAACGGGCTGTTGTTGATTGACGACACGAAGGACTCTGACGCAACCAACACGCACGGCAAGGAGTCGTCCCCCGCTCCTTCACCTAAGAAGTCAGAGTCAGGCATTATGGACAAGGCTGTCAATTATATCAAGGGTCAGACGGACAAGCAGAAAGCGTATGACGCTATCCTTGCGAAGTACGGAGACGAACTCACTGACGGGCAGAAGGCTGGCCTCAAGAAGTTTGTACGATGAGTTACGAAAATAAAGTGTGGGTGTTCGCCACCCTAATAGTTATCGGCCTGTCGGTAGCTACTGGATTCTTGGGTTATGGAATCAGGTACATTGTTGGCGACTACGTTACAGCAAAGCTGTTTGTGTGGCTCGTAGCAATCCTTGGGTTTAAATTTTGGTACACATCAGCGGCTGAAGCGGCTGAAGATATGATTAATAGAAAGAATGATTGACGTAAGCAAAAAGCTTGGTGAGTTGTACGGCAAGGAGCACTTGTCGTACAGCTCTCTCAAGGTCGCTTTGACCGACATGGCAAAGTTTGACCTGTACATGAAGGGTGAACTGAAGTTTGAGTCCAAGGCTCTTGACTTCGGTACGCTATACGATATGCTTCTCTTTGAGCGGGAGAAAGCAATGGAGCACTACATGGTAGTGAATGACGACATGATAATGGACAGGCTGTCCGACAAAGCTCGATCGACTGCCCGCCCGAAGGCAACGTCTGAGTGGAAGGCCGCTGTTGATTACTTCAACACGCAAGCCCTCGAAGACGGCAGAGTCATGTGCTCTCCTGAAGACTGGAAGACAGCCAATGATATGATTGACCGCTTGCACGATACTGGGTTGTACAACGAGTACATCTCACCTGGCGACTATCAGGTCGAATTCAACGAGAGACTCAACGGAGTTGTCGTCAAAGGGTTTCTTGACTGCTTGGGTTCTGACTTCATCGTCGATTCCAAATCAACCAAGTCTGTTGAGAAATTCAGGTACAGCGTGCGCGACTTCAGCTATGACATTCAAGCCTACATCTACACCAAGGTGTTTGGCATTGACAAGTTCTACTGGTTGGCACAAGAGAAAACATATCCATATCTACCTGCTATTGTAGAGTGCAGTGAGGAGACCTTGTTTGCAGGAGAGATGAAATTTATGGATGCTGTTCGTCGCATCACAAACTTCCTCACGAATGATAAGCCACCTACGCAAGACTATCTCAAATTTAAGGTCTAACCAAACATTTAACCTTGTTTCTTTCGGATTCGTGTCCATTATGATTTATCTTGCATTCCAAACCACAGTTCAAGTTATTTTAAACCTTTTATTTTTATGAGCGAAAAGAAGTATGATTCGGTGCTCGTCGGCTGGGCTGACGACCCCAAGTTTAACGACAAAGGTGAGTTGATGTCATGGAGCGTGCGTCTCAAAGACCACGAACTCAAAGACATTCTCGACCAGTACATCACATCACGTGACGAGAAAGGACGCGGCGGTAACGCCTACGTTACATTGTTCAGGAGCATGGAGGGTAGGTCTCACGCTCGTGTGTTCAATCCAAACTCTGAGGCCGCTAAAGAAAAGCGCTCTGAGAAGCAGATGAGCAATGCATCAGCAACCTCTGATGACATCCCCTTCTAAGGTTATCGGTCTGTACGCATCTATTGAATGGGGGTTGAGGGACATTGAGTTTCTCAGCCCCTACTTCTTCAGGTGTAATCACGGCAAGTTTGGGTGTCACTTCGTCGATCACAAGGACGGGAAGATATTCATAAGCTGGAGGGAAGACATGAGGGATGATGAGTATGATGTGTATGTCATACGCAACAAAGAGCGTGGAGATAATGCTGTATTGTTCAAGGCTAAAGACCTTGAACCTATGTCGAATAAATGGGTAACATTTGAATGGATAGCAAAGCACTTAAAGAAGAAGTGGAGAGTGGACTTCCTCCCATCTACTTCTGCAACATAGATGTATCGTACAAGAAAGGAAAGAAAAAGATGACCACTCACAACATGAACATAGATGTGGTGAGCAGGTTCAACACCATAAACGGAATGCACGCAGACAAGTTTACAATGGACAGCATCAAAGACCAAGTGTACGGGAGTACATACAAAGGTCAGAAGCACGTCATGGTAAGAAGCATAAAATCATACAAGATAGTAGGACACGTAAATTCAAATGCACTATGAGCTTTTATATTGAGGCAAGAACGCACAGGTGGTATCTCATCCCTTCTGTGTGCTTGGCAAGAGAGCCAAGAGATTTTGGTAATGGTGGTAGCTGGCACTTGTCATGCTATTTCTTAATGTGGAAACTAAGATTCGATTTCTGATGAGCGCAAAAGACAAACAAGTGGGTGGTAACCACTACAAGAAGATGAATGTAGAGGTATATGAGTTCTGCATGGCAAACAACATACCTTTCGTAGAGGGGAACATCATCAAGTACGTGTGCAGGTACAAAGACAAAGGAGGTCTTGACGATCTCAACAAGGCCAAGCATTACCTTGAGATGCTGATTGAAAGTATGACTATTGATTACGAATATGTCGTAACGAATAAGCCGTAACGTGATTGTAGCATCGTATATTCTAAGTGTTGTAATCTTGTTCTGGATGTTCAAGGTATACCATAACGGGTATAAACACAACAAGAAACGATAAAATCAACCCCATTGGGTATACTTGAGGTCACAATCTGTGATGTCATAAAGCATCATTAAATGGGCAAATCAAGTGTTAATCGTTCAAATAAACACCAGTAAACAGAAATGTTGGTAAAAATTTGCATGAGAATTCATTCATAAACCACTGATTTTAATCTTAGTGAATGACATATCATACAACACCACAGACGAATGAATGAAGTTGAAGTATTTATGAACCGTATGAAGCGTATTGGTATTGAACTCGAACTAATGGGTAATGTACCTTGGATTTATTTATCTAAGGTAAACGGCAATAAAATACTACCTGAAGATTACAATGCTAATCATGGTTTTACTATCGCTTGGAATATGGATAAGATTGAATTGGATTCTGATACCAAACGAATATTCAAAGTAATTAGGAAATACAGATGAAAACAGCGATAGATTGGTTAGTAAGCGAACTCCCAACGATTGATTGGAGTGACCCGTACTACAAATCCAAGCTCGAAGAAGCTAAGGCGATGCAGAAGGAGCAAATTATGGATGCCTATTGGGAAGGCGGTCAATGGGTTCCGATTCATTATAGCAGCTGCGAGAAATACTACAACGAAACCTTTAACACCGAAGACAAATGATGGCAGCCACTATAGCAATAAGTGTATTAATAATCTCACTACCGTTCTTTATTACTTACGAACGTAAAAAGCGCAAAGAATTAGAGCGTCTTGTGGGTCAGCAGACCAAAGTAATTCGAAACCTAGAAAGATATGCCACAAACATAGAAAACGATTTTGTTCTACTTGAGGGACGCGTCGAAACTCTTGATGAAGAGGTGCGTGAGTTGCAACAAAAACAATTAAACCCTTAATCATGAAAGTAACACTTGAACTCAACTTGCCTGACCAGCAAGAGAGATTTGACAATCTCATGAACGGAGCAAAGTGGAAGTATGTAGTCAGAGAAATAGACGAGTACATGAGGGAGCTGATTAAATGGAACTCAGAGAACTTAGATGAGTCGCAGCTACTTACAGTGAGGCAAATCAGAAGTATGCTACTTCAGTATTTAGAACAAGAAAACTTAAGATTACACGAATGAAAGACCAATGCGAAAACTGCGAGATAGCCAAATACAAAAAAGCTATTGAGCACATAGAGAACAACTTCAGTGATATACTGAACTACTATTCACACAGGTACAGCGGCCCTCAGATTAAAGCGATCAAGCACGTTGCTGGGCATGTACAATCCATCCTTATGACGCATCGGGTGATAGATTTTGACGACATAAAAAGATACGACAAAATGAACTTTACAGAACTAATTCAAGCCACTATTGAGTGGGGGAATCAACGAGGATTGATTCAAGAGCGAAACGCTACACGGCAGATGCTCAAAGTAACAGAAGAGATTGGCGAACTGGCTGGGTCTATTGCTAAGAACAAGCGTGAGGACACGATCGACGCGATCGGAGACAGCCTCGTAACGCTTATCATATTGTCAGCACAGCTTGGGCTCGATCCTGCTGAGTGCTTGCGACAAGCTTACGACGAGATTGCTGACCGAAAGGGAGAAACGGTTGACGGGGTATTTATTAAGTCATGAAAGTAAGTTTAGTAAACATAACACCAGATGCTGAGAAGCATATCGTAGA